TTTCGTAGGTAGTATGTTGATGGTAGAATATTCTATCATAAAGTTATTGACCAAAAAAATCCAAAAAAAGGTGTTGTAGAATTAAGATACATTGAACCTAAAAAGATTCGTAAAGTTAAAGAAGTTAAAAAAGATTTAAAAAGTGGAACAAGTGTAGAACTTATTAAAAAGGTAAACGAATATTATCTCTTTAATCAAAATGGTCTTAAAACTGGAACTACTGATGGTATTAAAATATCTCCAGATTCAATTGCATATTGTCCTAGTGGATTAATTGACCAAAATAGAGGTCATGTATTATCTTACTTACATAAAGCAATCAAACCAGTAAATCAATTACGAATGATTGAAGATAGTCTTGTTATCTATCGTATTTCAAGAGCTCCAGAAAGACGTATTTTTTATATTGACGTTGGTAATCTTCCTAAGATAAAAGCAGAACAATATCTAAAAGATGTTATGAATCGTTATCGTAACAAACTGGTATATGATGCATCTACTGGTGAAATCAGAGATGATAGAAATCATATGTCAATGTTAGAAGATTTTTGGTTACCTAGACGAGAGGGTGGTAGAGGAACAGAGATTACTACTTTGCCTGGCGGCTCTAATCTTGGTGAGATTGATGATATAGAATACTTCAAGAAAAAACTATATCGTTCTTTAAATGTTCCAATCTCCAGATTAGAAGCAGAGGCTGGTTTTAGTCTTGGTCGTTCTACAGAGATTACAAGAGATGAATTAAAGTTTACAAAGTTTGTTCAAAGAATAAGAAAAAAGTTTACACCTTTATTCACAGACATACTAAAAACACAACTTATATTGAAAGGTGTAATTACTCTAGAAGATTGGAAAAATATAAACCAACATATTCAATATAACTTTTTACAAGATGGACATTTTGCAGAACTCAAGAAGGCAGAACTACTTGAGGACAGAATTAATGCATTAGGTAGTATTGAAAGTTATATTGGAACTTTCTTTAGTAAAAGATGGGTTCAGAAAAATGTTCTTAATCTTACTGATGCACAGATTGATGAGATGCAAAATGAGATTAATAAAGAAGCTGGACTTGACCCAGATGAGGGTGGAGTTACAGTTCCAGACGGAACAGATGGTATTACTAGAATACCAAGTGTAGATGGAGCTCCAGTTGACCCAGATGATTTAGCTAAATTAAGAGGTGATCTACCGCCTGGCGACCCACCAAAAAATGGTGAAAAACCTAAACAAGTAGGAAATGGAGAAGAAGAATGAGTGCGAAAGAATTTGTAAATGCGTTACATAATAAAAAGAATTTAGATGCTGAAGATGCATTTAAAATGGCGATGTCATCAAAAGTTGGTGATGCGTTAGAAGATAAAAGAAAAGAGGTTGCACAAGGATTTGTAAACAACCACATACCAGAAGTAGAGGAAAATGAAACAGTTTAATTCATTTTATACATCTCTCCCAGAGAAAGATGAACATAAAAATTCTAAGGAATATAAGAAGTTATCTCCTAAGATGAAAGATGCTGTAGATGACATTTTTAAAAAAATGGACTCTAAACCTCAAGATTTCCTAAATACTTTTGAAAAAACTATAAAGCAAATATCTAAAAGATATAAGGTGCCAGAAAAGCAACTTATGGGATATTTTGAAAAAGAGATGTTAGCAATTTAGGAGTGAATGATGGCATTCAGATTAGTAAAACACATAGGGATAATTAACACACTTGGAGATGATGCGGCTCACTCATTAGATGTTGGTGTAATTAGTCCAAATAGTGCTATAAGAGTTACAGAGGTTGGTGGTAATGATGTCTCTGTAAAAATAACAGAGGCAGGAACAGCTGCAACTGCAACGAATGGTTTCACATTAAAAGCAAATACTTCTACTCTTTTAACTCCAGACTCAAAACCAACAATGGGCCCAGGCGAAGTATTGTTAGATGGGACAGATAGTTCAAGTTCAAATGCTGGAGACACAATAACATTAGAGAGTGGAAATGACTCTACAGGCAAGACAGTTTTATTTCACAATAGAGCAGAATCAAACTTTACTTTATCTGCGATAAATGAAACCAATGGTAGTGATGCAGTAATTCGTGTAGAAGAAGTTGCACACATCAATCCATTTTAAGGAAAGAATATGGGATACACATTAAAATTAATATCAGAACACATTGAACAAGATACTGATTATATTATAGAACAAGATGAAAAATCTGGTGACAAAAACTATAAGATAAAAGGTATTTTTATGCAGGCCGATATCAAAAATCGTAATGGTAGAATATATCCTATGGAAGTTCTTCAGAAAGAAGTAAAAAGATACAATAAAGAATATATAAATCAGAAAAGGGCATTTGGTGAATTAGGACACCCAGATGGCCCAACTGTAAATCTGGAGAGAGCGTCACATATGATTACTGACCTTTATCCAGATGGAAAGAATTTTATTGGTGAGGCAAAAATACTTGGAACACCAATGGGAGAAATTGTAAAATCTCTTATGAAAGATGGTGCAAAACTAGGAGTATCATCAAGAGGAATGGGAAGTTTAGACCAGAAAAATGGGGCTAACTATGTGAGAAATGATTTTTATCTGGCAACTGCCGCTGATATTGTCGCAGACCCCTCTGCACCAAATGCTTTTGTAGAAGGCATTATGGAGGGTAAAGAATGGGTTTGGAACAATGGACTTATCAGAGAAGCGGATATTGCACAGATGAAATATAATATTGAGGAAAATCATGCAAAAAGAAACCCTAAAGCAGATGCTTTAGAGTTTGCAAAGTTTCTTCAAAAACTATAATTTTATAAATAAATGTAATAAAATATTTTAAGGAGTAATCCCCATGGCTAATGAACTAGACAAAACCATTGAGGAATTAGAAGCGGAAGTGCTTGGAGAGCTTGAAGAGGCCAATGGCAACGCTCCTAAACCGAATGCTACTGCTACTGATCCAATGGACAAAGCTAAGAAAAACCCAGAAGATGGTAATACAGAAACCATCGCTGGCTCAATACCAGATAAGGTTGCACCACATGGTGGCGCGGCTGGTTCTAAAGGTGCAAAAACAGACACCACCATTCCAAAAAAGGGAGGGGCAGACAAGATGGCAAAAGCACATGGTAAACCAGATGGAACACCAACACCTAATAAACCACTTGCAATGAACTATGACCCATCAGAATCATACACAGATGACGAAATTAGAGAACTATGTCATTCTGCTGACCATGATTGTGCTACTTTTGTAGAACACCCAGTATGGGGTAAAGGTAAACCAGTAAAAGAATCACACGCTATGCCAGACGAAAGTGGATATGTCGAATGGTATGATGTTCAATTCAAACATGGTATCGAAGAAAAAGTAATGGCAGAAGATATGAATATTCTTCAAACAGAAGCACATCACGAGAAAAAAGAAACAATGATGATGCCTAAAACTAAAAAAGATGCTATCAATGCAATGTATGACATGGCTCACAAAATGGAAAAAATGAACGCTGGTGATGCAAAAAAGATGGCAGAAAAAATGATGAAGATGGGTGCTCACGAAATGGCGCATGGTTCTAAAGAAGAGGGTATGCATGATGACGAAGAGAAGAAAGAGTCTGTAGAAAATAGACTTAAATCTATTGACGTATCAGAGCACGTTAATGCATTAATGAACGGAGAGGGTGACCTTTCTGAAGAGTTCAAGAGAAAAGCTGCAACAGTATTTGAAGCTGCAGTAAAATCTAAAGTAAGAACTGAAGTTGAAAGACTTGAGGAAGAATACAGAACTGAACTGGAAGAAAATATAAACACAACAAAGGGTGAGTTGACTGAAAAAGTTGACACATATCTTAACTATGTTGTTGAAGAATGGATGAAAGAAAACGAACTTGCGATTGAAAGAGGCCTAAAGGGTGAAATCGCAGAGGACTTTATTTCTGGTCTAAAACAGTTGTTTGAAGATCATTACGTTGATGTTCCAGATGAAAAGTATGATGTGTTAGAAGCACAATCAGAAAAGATTTCAGAACTAGAAGGCAAAATAAATGAAATGATGGATAAATCCATTGAAATGAAAAATACAAATGCCTCTCTAGTAAAGGAACAAGTCATATCTGAACTAGGTTCAGACTTGGCTGAAACAGAGATTGAAAAGTTTAAGGGACTTGTAGAAGATGTAGATTATTCTGACGAACAATCTTATCGTGATAAGTTGGCAACACTTAAAGAAAGTTACTTTCCAAAAGTGCAACTAAATTCTACACCAGTCGCTGAAACTATAGATGATGTAGAAACTGGCAACGCACAATCGGACATTGACACAACTGACTCAATGGCAGCCTATATGACTGCTATTGGTAGAACTGTTAAGAAATAGGCGTGCAAAGTGAACAATTTTATAAATAGTAGAAAATAATAAGGAGAAACAAATGTTTCAAACAGAACATCTACAAGAGAAATGGCAGCCAGTCCTAGAACACCCAGATTTACCTAAAATCGAGGATTCATACAGGCGTGCCGTTACTACAATTATCTTGGAAAACCAAGAGAAATCAATTAGAGAGGACAGAAACTTCCTAAAAGAGACAGCACCAACTAACTTTGGTGGTAGTGGAACTAATAACGCTTCATTAGATACGTTTGATCCAATACTTATCTCATTAGTAAGACGTTCCATGCCTAACTTAATCGCATATGATATTTGTGGTGTGCAACCAATGACTGGCCCAACTGGACTTATCTTTGCAATGAGAGCAAGATTTGCATCAATGGATGGTGCAGAAGCACTTGCTGATGAGGCATTCCCAGATGTAACTAACCAGAACGCTGCTGGAACAATTGGTGGTGGTGATATCGGTGCAACCGAAACTAACCCTGCTACATTAAATGATAGTCCATCTGCTGGTGCTTATACATCTGCTACTGGTATGACTTCACTACAAGGTGAAGCATTAGGTGACTCTGGAACTAACGCTTTCGCTGAGATGGCATTCAGTATTGAGAAGCATACTGTTACTGCTGTAACAAGAGCTCTTAAAGCAGAATATACTATGGAACTTGCTCAAGACTTAAAAGCAATTCATGGTTTAGATGCTGAAACTGAACTTGCAAATATTCTATCTGCTGAAATTCTTGCAG